CTTATCCACGACGCCCTTGGCGGCGATTGCCAACGACCTCATATCCGCCTCAGTTCTGTCAAATCCAAGACAGTTGGTAAGCGTGATTAGCTGCTCCGCCACCTGTGACAGCGCCAGTGCGACGGCCGTTAGGGCGGGTACGCACCGGACGCTGCTGCTGCTTCCGACGCCCGGAGTTCTTGTTTCCGCTTGCGTTCTGTTTGTTCTTCTTTCCATTAGCCATACGACTAACTCGATGTTCGATGTTTATATACACTATTTACAAATTTAAAACCCCGAGTGGTCAGATCGTGGTGAGGCCCATGGCCACAGCCGGGTTGACGGTGCTGGTACTACAATCGCCGACCACGAAAGTGGCTAGTTCCTTCTCCATAGCAATCTGCATTGAGGGGGGGTAGCCAAAGGCTTTGTAAAAGCTGACGCGACACGCCTGCGTCACTTCGACACTATCGCCTAACCTGATTCTGGGGATCTTCGACAGCCGTAAAAAGCCTGAATCTGAGACACAATACTTGTTGCCGAGGTTGGAGTCCAGTCCGTTCCGACGGTAAGCCTCATAGTATGCGGAGTATATGGGCATGTCGCCACACAGAGCGTGACCGCCCACTCCTACCTGATAAGCCCACCTCCTATAGTCCTCACGGGTCCTCTCGCCTAGTGCTATCGCATCTTTAGCAAACGCACTTGATGGCTGGCGTACCATAACCCACTCAGACCCGGAATACACGGGTTGCATTTGGCAAAATACTACCTTCTCAAATACACGGACCGGCTCCTCCCTTTCCATCTCAAATCCATACTTCAAAAACCAGGCATTCAGCCCGTCAAGCTTGGGAACATCTCCCTCACTCACGAACAAAACGCAGTCGTCTCCATTGTTGACGAATTCTGCTTTTATGCCCAGCTCCCGGATGTACTCCCTCACGAGCGTGCACATGATCAAACAATTGCCGAGCGATGTGTTCATGTCCCCGCTTGCCCGGGTGCCATTAACCTCGTATTCCACTCGGTAGCCATCTATGTCTGACCGGCCTTTATTCTTAAGCTGCTGGTTTAGAAGTGCTATTAATTCTCCATTGTAAACGAACAGCCGCTTATACACGCTGTGCTCCCATTTGAGGGCGTCAGCTGAAACGTGTTGATCGAATCTGCTAGCATCTATACCAATTGCCACAGGTCTCTTCACACGCTCCCACTTCGCCCTCAGAACCGCCGCTACCTCTACCACGGTTCGCCCCTTCATCACTACTCCCTCATCATCACCTCCCCACTCGAGTGCGAGAGCCTTGTATATGCAACTCTCGACACGCCTGGTGAACAACCCTAAGGCCAGGTTGTACACGGGGGTCCTTGGCTGGATGACGCGTGGCGCCGGATCCTTCTTCTTAGTGAAATTCGTCTTCTCGAACTTCACGAAGGCCTTGATCCGAGCGTCGCGTACGGTCCACCCCCTCTCACGGTAGCGTTGCGCAGCGCGCGCATAGAGCATCTTCTTG